CTTTTCAATAAGATAGTCAACAATACTAACTGCTGTTCTTTCAAACTGTCTAAATTCTTTTAAACTAAGTTCGTCCCCCAAATTATCTAAATCTTTCCCTTCTGGTAAAGATAAAATATAGAAATCAATAAATTTCTTATAATAAAAATCATCAGCAGTAAACACTTTTTCAATAAATTTATCCATTGCCCCCCGACCAGCCACATCCCCATCAAGAGCTAGAACAATTTTATTTACATCTGGTAGTACCGATACAATTTCTTTAATATGTTGTTTAGTAATAGACGCTCCCATAACAGATACAGGGTTTACAAAATTCTCGTAATTCTGTATCAATTTTGGTACATCCAAATTTCCTTCTGTAATCAAAACAGAATAAACATGGTCTCTTTTTCTGATATAATCTAAACCATAAACTAGTTTTCTTTTCTTAGCAAATACCGCAGTAGTTGTAATATATTTAGACTTTTCATATTCGCTTTGCGCCCTGCCAGCAAAACCAACGATATTCCCTGTTTTGTCTTTAAGGGGAATCATTAGCCTTCCATAATAGATAGGTTCAATGCCACTGGCTCTATTTACAAATAAGCCAGAACCTACTAATTGTTCTTCCGAAAACCCTTTGTCAAACAAATGTTTCTTCAACTCAATAACATTATTGGGAGCGTACCCAAACTCAAATTGTCTTGCTGTGTCCGCAGTAAATCCACGTTTTTCTAGGTATTCAAAAAACCAATCCCCACGTTGCTCATAAAACCACTCGTTAGCTTCTACCAGCACTGGTAGAATTTCTGCTTTTTGTTTGTATAATAATATTTGTTCTGGTGTAAGGGCTTTCTTTTCTAATTCAAATGTCTCTCCAATCCAGTCTACTGAATCAGAAAATGTAAGTTTTTTAATTCTTCTAACAAGGTCAATAGAGTCTCCTCCAATACCACAAGTGAAGCAAGACCATACCCCACACTTATCCTTTTCAACATTATCATAAATAACAAATGAAGAACGCTTGTCATCATGAAATGGACAATTACACAAATAATATGTTCCTTTTTCTTCCAAGGCTAAACCTAGTGCCTGTGCTACTTGTGATAAATTTATTTTAAGAACATCTTTTTTATCGTACATTATTTTCCTTAAAAAATTGGAAATAGTAAATAAGCCTGAAAAAAGCATCAATATATGATTTCTTTTTTTCTCCATCAAGCATTCCCACATAGGTAGGAATTTCATTATGGTAAACAACCATCTTAATTTTACCGTTTGTTCTTAGCTTTGGTCTCCTCCAGTTCTCTAAATACTTTAAAACTTTGTTCTCTTCTAAACCCATTCGTGTTTTAAATTCTTGATAAAGAGGATATTCATTTATCCAATAAAAGTAATCTCTTTCTGGAAATTGTTCGCTTCTTGTGTCATATTCGGTGTTAAGTTTGATAACAATTTTGTCTGTTGGTGTTGTTATAGATATATAATTTTCTTCTGTACCATACCCGACTTCGTAAGCATCTATAATCCAATTAAACAACTCTGCTACATTTTCTACGAAGCTAAACTCACTTTGGCGCATAATAGCCCCGTCTACTTCAACCTTTTGTTTACGGAAATCTTTACCGTTTATTGTGATAACTTGCCCAAAGTTTTTCCAAAGTAATTTTTCCCCACTAACTAAATCTAATTCAAAATAATCATGAAACATCAAGTCCTTCTGGACATTATAAAAAATTATTTTCTCTGACATACTTTTCAAAATCCTTTTTAGGTATAATATGATAAGGTATACTTTGGTTTGCTATCCAGTAACCGAGGGCTGACTTAAAAGCTGTTGCTTTAATTTTAATAGTCCAAGAGTGACAAAGATATTTTAGAAACAATCGAGTTTCATAATCAGTTATAAGGTTGTAGTTGTTTCCATTCGAGTCTTTATCAAATTTAACTATATGTACTATTTCATAAACTCCAACAATTAACTCTATTAAATTTTCTGTATTAAGAAATTTATTGTAAAGGTCTATTATTGTTACGTTTTTTACTCCCATGAAAATCCTCTGAGTTCAAATAAATATTTTTGTAGTCTCAGCCTCTCTCTGAGAATTTCTTCAGAATTTCCCCTCTCTTTAATTTTCTCATAATCACTCTCTAACCCATAAGCTAAACAAGTTTCTTGTAATGAGTATCTGTTTCGTGCCCTTACTGTGCTCATTTGCCCGTTAAAATTAAATTCATTATACAAATCAATTGTTTTGATGGTATCAAATGGATAGGTATCCATTATATCAAATAAAATTTCTACATCCTGTCCTGCCATTAGCAATGCCCTGAATAAAACAGGAATAGTAAATGTTTTAATTCCCCAACCTGCAAACTTATGATTGCCCAATTTAGCGGAGTGAAGCAATAACATAATTTTGTCAATCAAATCTTCCCCTTCGTAGTAAGCTACTCCTCCCTCATATTTTTCTATGTTTTCCATGCTAGGTCTGTAAATAGCAATTGCATGTAAATCCCCCATAAAAACATCTTCATCTGCGTGGTGCAGTTGCCACTCCATTCTACTAAGTTCATTGGGCGTGTCATTTTCTGGTTTTCTAATTAATTTATTTATTAATAATTCATTTTTAACTAAGCTGACATCAAGAAGATATCTCTTCATCTTCTTCCTCCTCAATATGTTCAATTAGTGAAAAATCTATAGCACCATATCTTATATACTTACTGTCTTGCCCCCCACCATCTATGAAAGTATGGTTGGGACAATTACACATTTGAAAATCGTGACGGTGCTTAGATTCAAGTACTGCCCCACATTTTAAACATTTTATTTTTGCCATAAATACTCCTCATGAACAGTATACTATAATTTTTTTATTGTGTCAAGGTTAGAACTGATAAGTAGGCACACCCTTCTCATGGCTTTCCCAGAATAGACAGACCCAACCAGCAGGTATATAATAAGATTTTCCATTTGTATCAATTATTCTATGACCACCATCATTATAGTCAACACTTAACAAAACAGGGTTATCAATTCTAACTTCAACTAGTTTTGTAAAAAACCCGTCTTGAGCAGGAAACAAATAAGTTCTATAAGATTCCTCAGCAATATTTTTCCATTCCACTTCTCTTGTCACACCTGTTAAATTCATTCTTACTCCTAGATAAACAGTTTCTGTAATTTTTATTCGTCTTCTTTTGTTGGTTTATCATATAATTTTTTTAATAGTTTATCATATTCCGCTGGTTCATTCTCAAAATATGTAACAAGATTATTAAAGCCCTGTGCTAGGTTGTCTTCTGATTCTGGTGTCCATTTATACCATGCACCTGCTCTATGAATTAGTCCTAAGTTTGTTGCTAACTGTACTGTTTCCATAACAGGATTGATTGGGGGTAACCCTTTCCATACCCTAGCAGTGTCAATATGAACTGTTGTCTTAATTCCTTTTGGTCCAGCATGATTTTTATTTACATGAATATTCATTAGCTGACCATCACTATTATCTTTCCACTTAGCTTGAGTAATGAACATTCTCATAATGGCATGATGTTTTATAGCATGACCGCCTGGAGTTGTAATACCTCCTCCATAACTTCCAATACTGTCTCTAATCTGATTGATAGCTAACATAGAAGTTCTGGTTCTATTCATCAGCCCAGTAACCATACGAAGAGCTTGGCTAATCTTTCTTGCCTTCACTCCCACGTTGGCGTCTGCAATATCTCCATCAATTTCTTGCTGTGTTGTAGCACCAGCGATTGAATCTATTACAATAAGACTAATATCATTTTCTTTTAACATTCTGTTTCTTGCAACTTCAAGACTATGTTCAATAACATCTTCTTCAGAATATAATACCCTGGAAAAATCAACCCCAATGATTTCTAAATATGTTGGGTCAATTTTCTTCTCGAAGTCTAAGAACAATACCTTTTTTTCTGGAAAATATTCTTGGTAAGCTTTCATCAGGTAGAACCCAAAAGTTGATTTACCTGCGTCTTCAGCCCCAAAAATACTTACCAATTTACCTACTGGAATTCCCTTGTAATAATAATCAAAGCCTGGAATCCCTGTTGGCACAAATTCTAGCCCCATATTTAATTTATCTAGCGATAATAATCCCATTCTCACTCCTTTATTTTAGTCTCTATGTACATTATAGCATAAATTATTTTCCTTGTCAAGAGTAATAGTTGACAAATATAATTTTATATGATATAATGTATATAGGAGGTACAAATGGAATACATTAAACCTTGCCCGTTCTGCGGAGCGGAAGCAGAATTTTTCCAAAGAGAGTTGCTTGGGGACGATTATAACTATTCAGAAGATAATAATAGTTGGGATATCCGTTGTTCTAATCAAACTTGTTATCTCTCTTACGGCGCAGACTGGTGGCTTGGAAAAGAAGAAATTATTATGTTGTGGAATCAACGCACACCTTATCAAAGCTTACTAACTAATGCGACTCAAGCTAAAACTGAACCGTTGACCGAAGGCGAACTTAGAAAAGCTTTAAACCAAATGGCAGAAAAATCAATTCATAAGCCATTGTATATAGATATATAAATAGTATACATGTATGTTTTATATATATAATATTATGTATGTTTCTTTTTAAAGGGAATCTTTAACAGATTCATATCTATATAGTTATATGTATATCTATATAGTTACATTATATTATATATATATATAATAAAGAGATTATACCACATAATTTTTATTTGTCAAGGGGTCAATTTTATTATGTATTTTAAAATTGTTTAATGTGCAGATATTTGAAAAATTGGTAACGAACAAAACATAAATTTGATTATAGTAAACACAGGGGGAAGTATGGGTTATAGTAAAAATAATGGAGCGTGGTTGTATGAGGATGAAGTTCCTATTAGTGTTCCTAAAAGCGCAAGAACTAAAAGAGTAATTAATGCTCTTTCCACGGATGGAAGACAAGAATTAGAAGACTCAATATTTATAAAACAGTTGTTGCTAGAAACATATTCGCAGCACTATACAGAAATTGAAATGTTAATACTTAGTATTTCAGGATTAACTCATAGGGAAATATCTAAAGTTTTAAATATATCAAGGCTTGGTGTGACAAAAAGAATAGCAAAGGCTAGAGAAATTCTTCGTGCAAAAATGGAAGAAATGTTAAGGGAGGGTTAATGAGTGTGTACCCAGAAGAAATGAGTAAAACTTGTTTAGTTTGTGGTAAAAGAATTACATATCCTTTTGCTTTATGTGCCAAACACTTAGAAGAATACGGGTCGAAACCAGAAGAGTGGGACCCCTGGCTTCGGGATTATTGGAACATGAAACAAAAAAGAAGAAGAGATGTTAAACGGGCAAACAAACTAGAAAAAAGTTTAGAATTTTTACAAGAAGAGTTTCCATATATTTCATAAATGAGGTAATATTTAATGACAGAATTACAAACTACAGAAGAGTTTGATATAAAAGAATTTACATGGGATTCAATTATTGAAAGTATAGACACAGAAGATTTATCTACACAAGACGTAGAAGCTTTATCATATTTGCTGGTGGGGTATAGTATTCCAGAAAGCGCAACTATGGCAGGAATGTCTGCCTCAACCTTAAGAAGACACCTGAAAGAAAATTCAATAATGCAAGAAGCATTGACTCACAAAAAGAAGTTAATGCTTGCTTTAATGTTAAATAAGTTTCAAAAGCAAATGTTAACTGCTCTCAAGCTGTCTAATGATTTTTTATTGAGAGAACCTACTGAAGAAGGGGAAGGGTTGTCTAAGAGTGAGACAGCTATTTATTTAAAACAAATTACTCATGCTGAATTTATCATCAATAAATTTATGGATTTGATGAAGAGCAATCCACTTGAAGGGCTGAATATTAAACATGAGGGGGACGGGGATGTTTCTCTAATAGTTTTAAATGTAGCAGGTACGTCTGCTCTTGATTATTTGAAAAAAGGTATGTCCAAACAACGTCCTCTTATTCAAGAAAAACCTTCAGCAGAATTTGTTTCTAATGTTCCGATGCTTGATGAGAGGGGACTTCCGCCTTATGGAACTTTTGGTAATTGGACATATGATGAAAAGGGCAACATCATATGTCATATTTGTGGTGCATCCCTGGGAAGCAAGCAGGCTATGTATGGGCACATTGGAACTCATAATGTAAATGCTGAAACTTATAAGAAAGTATATAATGTTTTGTGGGATGAAATTGAATGATTATAACAGAGAAACTTAAAGATGCAGCCACAAAAGACCCATTTGCTTATGGCATGACCTATATCACACTCCCAAGTAATACTAAGTGGGAGTATAGACCGTGGCTTCCAGCTATCTATAATTCCATAAATCCATATAATATTCAAAATGGAACAGATAGGTGTAGAAAAACTACTATTATTAAATCAACTCAATCAGGTTTAACAACTGCTGGTCTTGTTAAGGCTATGCATATGATGACAGAATTTGGTTTGAATGTTGGGTATTCTTTGCCAAGAGACCAAGATGTTATTGACTTGGGTAGAGCAAAATTAAACCCAATAATTGATAATAGCCCATATATTCAATCAAAATTAGGAAATGTTGATGCTTCTAAAATGAAGCAGATAGGAAACTCTTTCATGTATTTGATGTTCATGACAACAGAGCCTAGAATGGTGAGTGCAGATTGTGTGATGAATGATGAGGTTGACTTATCTAATCCTGACCATGTTGCTACCATGCAAAACCGTATGGATGATAGTGATTGGAAGCTTACACTAAACTATTCAACTCCAACATTGAAAGGATATGGTATTGATGCTTTATATGCAAAGTCTTGTCAATATGAATGGATGATAAAATGTCCTCATTGTGGAAAATATCAGATTCTGGATTGGAAAAAGAATATTAGAGTAACAGGAATGAAGCTAAACCCAACTTCTGTAGATTATATCTGCTGGAAGTGTCAGGGTGTTCTGACTACTCAAGATTTTTTAGGAGGGGAATGGGTAGCTCAAGTTCCAGACCTCATTAATTTTCATACTGGATTTCATATTAGCCAGATGATGTTTTATGACCCAATGGAGTTATATTTACATAGCGTTGACCCTAATTCAACAATTCAAGAGTTTTACAGGAAAAGGCTGGGGATGCCGTATTCTTCAGGGAATACTGATATAAACTATGATTGGTTAGTAGATAATGCTGTTTGGAAAGAAGCTGATATAGAAGAGGGTAGACTTTATATCGGAGTTGACCAAGCAAACACCATTAGTGTGGTAATAATATTAGTAAAAAATGATGCTATTCAAGTTATTATGGCAGAGGAATTTGAAGAGGAGGGTTTTGAGCAACTACGAAGACTTTTAAAGAAAGAAAGATTTTCTGGTGGTATACTAGATGCTGACCCCAACAGAAATACAGCAACACAAATATCAAAAGAATCTAAAGGGATAATTAAGCTTGCAGATTATCATGATAGAATTAAAGGTTTGTTTAAAGTTTCAAAAGATGTTGAAAAGAACGTAGAGCATATTACAATCAGAAGAAGCCAAGCGTTTGACCACATGATGAAAAGGTTTGCTGATGGAGAAATATTTGTTTCGTCTGAAGACGGAGTAATTCCTCAATGGGCAAGGCTTTTGTTTACTCACATCGGTAACCTAAGAAGAGATGTTGAGGAAAAGACAACTCCACTGGGTGTTGACCAAAAAGTAACTTGGAGACATGTTGGTCCTGACCACTTAGCTCATGCTTTATTGTATGCTCTTATTGCCAGCGAAGAGGGAGGGAAAAACCAAGTAAAGGTAAAAATCATTGGCAAAGAAAAAAAGAAACTTAATAATAGAGCAAGAAGGAGTGTAAGAATAAGGTAATATACTTGACAGCAAATATAATGATATGGTATAATGTAAATGATAATAATAAATTTTTATAATATAGGAGAGTAAAAACTATGAGAGTTGATATATCAGGTGTACTAAGTGACAACCCAACTATTCAGAACAAAACTGCATCATTTAGGCTACTTGGTGGAGGTCCATATATTTATGTGTATGGTCAATTTGGCGAGCATTTAGTAGGAAGTTTGTCTAAAGGTGATGCTATTATTGCTTCTGGTGGAATTAGCTATAAGCAAACTGGAGATGGAAGTTGGGAAAAATACCTTAATCTAACAGGTAATGTTACAATTTTGAGAAATAAAAAAGTTAGTGAAGAGGAGAAAGCTAAACTTACCTTTGTGACTTGTGGTGTTTTAACAAGAATTACACCCCAACAAACAAAAAACGGCAACATGGCTAAATTTACTGTTGAAGAAGTAACAGTAGATTTTCGTGGGAGCAACTCAACTAAGCACAGTATGGTAGCTTTTGAAGGCGTAGCGGATGAAGTGCTTGCTATGCGTGAAGGGCAAACAGTTATGGTTGCTGGAAACATTACTCGTGTTCGTGGGCGTAACGATAAGTGGTATACATCATTTACAGCTACAAAAGTACTTCCTGTTGAAGCGGATGTTGTAGTAGTTGAAAAAGAAGTACCAGCTTCAACCGCACCATCAGTTACCTCTACAGCTACTGACGGCGGAGTTGACGAAGACGACCTCCCATTCTGATGTGGAAAGAAAAGAGTGTTTTAAATGTGGTCGTGAAAAACCATTAATAGAATTTTATAAACACTCTGGTATGAAAGACGGACATCTTGGTAAGTGCAAAGTATGTACAAGGCTAGATGTCCGTCAGAATTACCAGGAGTATGAGCTTGATAGAAACTAAAAACCAGAGAGATGCACACATAGGAGAGAGATATGAGCATATTTTTACCAGTGTTTTCGGGCGGAGTATTTGGGAATAATGATATGGTTATTGCCCAAAAGAATTTTGTATTTTATACAATGGAAGAATTAGAAAAAGCAAATAAAGAAAGACCGTTTGTTAACTTCTTTCCTTTTCCTGTAATTTTCACAAGAGTCCACGAAGTTGAAGATAAGGGATTTGAGGGAGTAGCTGTTAAAATTGGAAATACAGATTTAGTCTGTATTGCTGGAGATATCTACGATGGAGTGGATTAATGAAACTTTAGAACGTATAGCTAAATTTTTTAAGAAACATTCTATCTTATTTAAAAATAAAAACAGAAATTTAACTAAAGATGCTATTATTAAAACAGCAGAGCTTTATACTTTAATTAAATATATTCAAGATAGTGATGAGTATGAATTTATAGATGATGTGTTTCTACAAAAAATTATAGATAGGGTTGTGTGGATATTCAGGCAGCTTCTTATTGAGCAAAGGATAAATTTTAGGGAGCACCTAGAATTTAAAGAAGATATTGATAGGTTTTTTAAGATTGACCCAACAGGTCAGATTACTGTGGACCAACGTATATACAATATTCCTAAGTATTATAGTGATAAAGGTATGTATCCAAATCTTGGAAATAGCACATGGATAAAAGAGATAGAGTATGAAAGGAAACGGGATTGAAGAGCATAGGAGATACATACGAGCAAGAGCGTCAACTATAAGCTCACTTTGTCCAATATGCATAAAAAATAATACCAACAATATAACTTTAGTAAAACCAATTGCAGAATTACATCATATTTTTGGTAGGGCAACTCAAGACCCTAGCCATATCAAAGAATCTATCTTTGGAACAATACCATTATGTAAAGACCATCATGAAGAATATCCACCTCTTAATTCTTTTGAGGAATATCAAAGAAATAAAAAGAAGTTCGATATTTTTTTTGACGCCTATTGGAGTTATATAGGGTCGTTTAATTTTCTATCAAAAGAAGAATATGAAATAAGAAACAAATTATTTACTTTTTCTATGGAAGAGTTTATTAATTATTTTGTAGGGGGATAAGTGGTAAGTGAAAGAAAATTAATACAGCCAGAAGCAACATCCACTTTTAAAAATAAATATGGATTTCAAGTTGATACAACTAGAGATTTTATAAGATGTCCAAAATGTTACTATGGAATCTACCCAGATTCTGCTAGAGGTAGATTTGATACGATTATTGGGTATCCAGTAAGTTTTGGTAAAATGTATTGGGGTGCTGTAGAAGTTAAGAATGGAACAAAAACAAGTCTACCGTTTGCTAGTGTTGCAGATTCTCAACGTGAGTGGTATGAGAAAAAGAAAGAAGAGTACTTCATGTGGCTATGGTTTAGTATAGGAGAGCGCATTGGAGGTAAGAAATATCCTAGGAGAACTTGGCTTATTCCTTTTAATTTATTTCTTGAGCTAGAAAATTCTTTAAATAGGAAATCAATTTCGGCAGATTGTGAGCAAATAAAAGAGTATGAATTAGAATGGAGTGGGAAAGGGCAGTGGGTAATTCCAGATGAACATTTATTATGGGAAACCATAATGCAAACAAAAAATGAAGGAGTAATGAATGAAGTTGTCTAGCAGTTTTATTAGTAAGTATCAGAATAAGACTCCTGATTGGAGATTTGGAGGATTGAGTGAAATAATATTTTACAGGACTTATTCTAGAAAAAAAGAAGATGGTTCAAAAGAGCGGTGGTGGGAGACAGTACGAAGAGTAACTGAAGCTATTATGTCTGTCTATGAAGGAAAAATTGAAAAAGAAGATTTAAATAAATTAGCAGAAAATATGTTTGATGCTATTTATAATTTTAAGCTAGTGCCCTCTGGTAGGGGGTTGTGGGCACTAGGGACTGATATTGTAGACAAAAGAAATCTAGTAGAAGCATTGTCAAGCTGTGCCTTTGTTAGCACAGATGGTATAACAGACGCAACCCCCTTTGAATTTATGATGGACTTATCTATGTTAGGGGTAGGATTAGGGTTTGATACGTTGGGTGCTGGAAATCTAATCATTCAAAAACCTTCACCAAACCCAAAGAACACTACGTACTTTGTGCCAGATTCCAGAGAGGGTTGGGTACAGGCTATGGCTTATATTGTTAATGGGTATTTCAAAGGTGATATGATACCTGTGTTTGACACAAGCCTAATCAGGGCAAAGGGAGAACCAATCAAAGTGTTCGGTGGTGTGTGCCCTGGGTCAGAGCCTCTAGATAATTTGATAAAAGATTTATCTGTATATCTAGAGGGTAGAATTGGCGAGGCATTGAGCGCAAGAGATATTACAGATATATTTACTATAATAGGGAAAGCTGTAGTGTCAGGAAATTTAAGAAGGACGGCTTTGCTAGCCCTGCTCCCAGAAGAATATTCAGACTTGAAAGACTATGAGAAGTATCCAGAAAGAAAGTCCCATGGATGGTTGGCTAATCATTCTATAGTTGGGGAAACCATAACAGATTACTCTGCTGTAGCAAAGAATGCCATGAAAAACGGAGAACCAGCGGTTGTTTGGTTAGAAAGGGCGCAGAAGTATGGAAGATTTGTAGATGGAGAACGTAAACAGCGTGACAAAGCTATTGGTATCAACGCATGTGCAGAAATGAGTTTAGAATCATATGAGCATTGTTTATTAGTTGAAGTAGCTTTGCCCAATATTAAAAATCTAAATGAGTTTGTTGCTGTCTCTAAACTTGCACACTTATATGGTAAAGCTATAACAGAATATCTAGTTAAATCCCGTTGGAAAAATTCTGCTGATGTCATTAAAAGAAATAGGAGAATGGGAATCAGTTTAGGCGGAGTAGCTCAGTTTCTCGGAAAGAATGATGATGATACTTTAATATCGTGGTGTGATTTTGCTTATAATGCAATTAAAGAACAAGATGATTTAGTTTCTGAATTATTGGGAATAAATAAATCAATTAAATTGACAACTATTAAACCATCTGGAACAACATCTTTACTGTCTGGTTCATCACCAGGCGCACACTTATTGTTATCAAATTCAATGATAAAACGTATGAGAATTGGGAATGGACTTAAGGCTTTGAACAAGATTTTAAAGAAAAGCGGAGTGCCTAATGAACCAGCAGTGTATGAAAAGGATGCCACTGTTTATACATTTCCTTATGAGTTTGATGAAGAAACATTATCATACGATAATGTAGAAAATCCAATGCGAAGACAAATAGAAATAGCTGAAATGTTAGCATATTGGTGGGCAGACAATTCAATTAGTTTAACTGTAATCATTCCAAAGGGGACAACCCAGCACGCTATAGAGAATATAATTAAAAGTGTAAATTTAAAAACTATTAGTTTTCTTCCAGAAAGTAATAATTTATATAAACAAATGCCACTTGAAAAAGTAGAACGTGGTAAATACACTCCAATAGTTATTAATTTAAATTATAAAAGTAATGGACAGGCAGACGCACAATTAGAAAAATTTTGTAAAGATGATACATGTGAATTAAAAGATTTTAATTTAGAAATATCTGGAAAGAAAAGTTTATAGTAAATAAAAAGGAGAGGTATACATGAATAAATTTTATAAATGGTGTTTAAGAAAATATCTTTCAACGGTTAAAATACGCAGTGATGATGTAGTTGTTATTGCTTTAAAAGAAGAGGCAACTAGAAAAGAATTGGATTATTTTGCAGAATTAATTAAAGAAGATATTCCTAAATCTGTAATTATAGCAGGAGTAGATAAAATAATCGTTGCATAAAGGTGCCATTAGTGGCAAATTATTGAAATAAAATCCCCCACAGTGTGTGTTGTGGGGGTTTTTTGTTGCTTTTTCTTATAAAAATACTATAAAAGTAACGAACAATAATATAGAATGATTATAGTAAGTGAAGGAATGTACTACTGGGGTGAGGAGTAACATGCAACTGTAAAGAGAATACAGGTATCGGAGGATTTAAACATAATGCAATTTATTACATTTGAACGTCCTACTAAAAAAGTAAGGGTAAGTAAGATACATAAAAAAAGTGATGGAAGACTTAAACAAAAAGCAAATTCCTCGAAAGAATTATCAGATAAATCAAGAGCGTTGCTAACCAGCATCAGTAGCAACGATATACTACGTAAATATATTTTATTTAAAGATATAATGGACACATTGAAAGTTGATGGGTTTCTGAAAGCTTCAATCGAAGCGGTGTCTAATGCTGGGGTAGGTGCTGGGTGGTCAATAAATAAACATGAAGATTATTTTGAAAATGCGATAGAAGAAAATAGAGATAAGCTTGTTTCTTTTTATAATAATTCTATAGTTTCATTTGATAATATTAAAGATTTTTTTGGAACTCCTTCCAAAATTGCAGCAGCACTTTTGTATTTAAAATTTTTTGGGCAAGCTGTGTTCCATGTACTAATGGACCAGAATGATAAACCAATAGGCATTGATTTTATTTATGGGTTTGTTTATCCAAATGTTGATGCAGAAGGAAATTTTGAAGACCCTAATTTTATTCAGTTATCTTTAGATACAGGTAAAATTGTAGCTGAGTATTCGGCAAATGAAATAGTTTACATAGTAAGACCAGATATAACTGGAAAACCTTATGGAGACATGCTAGCAGAGTCTCTTTCACAATACGCACTACCATTAGATATTTATTTACAAAGTGCTGCTTTGAGTTATTTGCGGAAAAGTAGAATGCCTCCAGCAATTTGGGAAGTCCCAGAAGGCATTGGTGATGAAGAATTTGATGCAATTGCTGATTATATTGAAGACCAGTATGAGGGTCCAGAGAACGTAGGTAAAGTTCCTCTTGTTGTTTCTGGCGAAATTAATGTTAAAAGATTAGAATCATTTCCAAAGGATATACCTTATCTTGAGGCTCGTAAGCAAACCAGAGAAGAAATCTTTACTGTAATTGGCACAAGTGCAAGAAAACTTGGATTGACAGAAGATGACATTACACAAGAAGATAGAAAAGAATTCTTTGAAACAACAATGATTCCATTATTTAAATTTGTTGAAGATGCTTTTTATAGACAAATACATAAAAGATTATTTGGAATTCTTGATTGGATATTTTCTTTTGGAAGACTAGATTTCTTAGATGCTGTTGAGCGGGCAACTGTTCATATGCGTTATATACAAAATGGAGTACTAAGTCCTAATGATGTTCGTGCAGAGATTGGTAAAGGTCCAAGGTCTGACGGAGAGGGTGATACTTACTATGACCCTGCTGGCAGAGAATCAGATGAAAATCAAGGTTCTCCCCCAGAGGGCAGGGAAGACAGACCTGATAAACCTTCAGACACAGGAGAGCCAACATTAGATGACCAAGACCCGCCACGGGGTGACCGTAGAGGGCTGATTATTGATGAACTCAGCGCATTTCAAAGGTTTTTAATTAAGCGTTGGAATTCTAAAAGGGAAGAGTATGTAGACTTCTTCTGGAATACTGATGATGCAGGTATAATTAAAAAGGTGCAAGCAATCGTGTCTACTGCTGAGACAAAAGAGGAGTTCATAGATGCAATGGAACAATTAAGAAGAGATGTATATGTAGGGGAATACTAAGGAGAAAAATATGGAAGAAGCCAAGAAATGGTATTGTACGGATAGAAAATGCGGTGGTGTTATTGGGCATATTATAGCTGGGGAACTACATCTAGCAGACACAGTAGACCCATCATCAGTTAGAACACAAGGGAATAGTTTAATTCTTGAATGTCCTAATTGTGGTGAGCAAAAAGTTTGGTTTTCATCAAGCCCATTAGTGCGGTCATTAGAGCAGTTCTTAGACACAATGTCCTATATTGTTTCAAAACGTGCTGTAAATACTGTACACAAAGAATTAACAACTTTGATAGATGAAACAGTTGAGAAAAAATTGAAAGAGTAAGGAGAGTGGATATGAGTTACGATATGAGGATAAAAACTGTAAGAAAAGTAAAGAAAAATACAAGTTTAGCAATTGATTTGTATTTATCAAAAGAAGATTTAAAAGTTATTTATGATAGATGGGGAACGGGAGTAACTAAGTTTGGTTGGGATATTCCTATTAGTATGCGTGGTGGTATTTCTACTATTACTTGTGCTATGATGAAAAAAATTCCCTTTGAACAACTTAAGAAAGTCTTTTATACTAAACGTGCACAGCGTATTATGGATGCCATGTCAAGGGTATCATAAGCAGGAGGAATAATTTATGTTGAAATATAAAACTAAGTATTTTAATTTTGATAAAGAGGCAGTAAGTGCGATACAAAAATCTGAAGACTCTGCTGGGGAAACTCCAAGCACTTATGAAATTAAAGGGATTTTTACAGACGAAACCCCAGATAGCCATGGTGACATTATTACAAGAGAAGGAACTATAAAAGCCCTTCCAGATTATCGTGAGTGGCGTAATATTAGATATATGCACCAGCCCAAAGCAGTGGGTTTAGCGAAACATATTGGTAAAGATGATGGGGCTGAGTTAGATTGGAATGAAATTATTATTAAACTAGTGGATAAAGAAACAATTCACCAAGTACAAGAGGGAGTTCTTAAGGGTCTTTCAGTAGGTATTCTTTTTAATCCATTTGATTCTAACGCATGTGAGTGGTTAGAGGATGGTGGTTGGAAAATTAAAGAATATATGTTAGCGGAAATTAGCGTGGTTGACCACCCTGCTCATCCTAATGCAAGTATTATTGAAAGTGCTCTAGAAGCTGTGGCTGATAGAGAAATTCCAAAAATAACTGAAAGCTTGAAGATGGCTATTCGTACAGCTAGCTCTTCAGAAGAATTAGTTCCTCTTTTAAAAGCACTATCAATAGAAAAGGAAAAAGAAATGCCAAAAACAGATGAACTTATTAACGAAGAAGTTGAAGTAGAAAAAGAAGGAAGAGATTGGGACAAAGAACGTAATAGTCCTGAAAGCACAGTTGAGCCTACTGAAGTTGAAGAGGTGGAAGAAGCCAATGAAGAAACAGAAGAAATTGAAGAAGCAGTGGAAACTTCCGAAACTGTTGAAGAAGAAGAAGAGACACATTCCCCTTCCAATGAAGAGGAGGTAACAGAAGAGACCGCAATAGAAATTGAAGCTGAATCTGCTACAGAAAAAGAAGTTGTGGAAGAGGCAGAGGTTGAATCTGAAGAGGAAACTGAAGAAGTTGAAGAGGAAATTGATGAACCTGACGTAAAAGAAACTGAAGAGGAACTTGAAGAAGAGCTTCCCGAAAGTAACGAATCAGAGGAACTTTCGATTGAAGTAAGTGAAGGACTAACAATTGAAGAAAGACTAGATAAGCTGGAAGCTTTGTTACTTAAAGTTTTGGAAACAAAGACAGAGGACATTCAGGTTGCTGAGGTAGAGACTGAAGCAAATACTGATGTCGTAGTTGAGACCAAAGAAAAGGACTTAGTTAACCCAGAAGAATCTATTACACCTTCAAATAGAAAGTCTAACGTGGAAGTTGATAGCATAGAAATTGAGGAAGAGTCTACCAAAAGTGGAACAACTTTCTTTAGAAAACGTGCAGATTCAACTACACGTATTAGAAGAATATTGGACAATTTTGAATTATAAATAAATTACAAGGAGAATTACGATGCCTAAACTTTTTGGAGAAGAAACTATATTAAGAAAAGCTTTGACATCTGTTGATACAGCAGACCTTCGTTCTGAAGACCTTGACCCCGTTTTGCACGAGGAACTGGTTGAGAAACAACCTCTGTTAAGTCTATTTGATGTTGAGCAAGCACAAGGCAAAGTTCACGAATACCGTAAAATCGTATCACACCCTAAGGGTTGGTTCGAGGGTGAAAGTACCCCAGCAAATGCTAGAAAGGGAACTTACACTCGTGAAACTGTGCAGTTAAAAATCCTACGTAACTGGGGTGAAGTAACTGGCTTTAGTCAAGCTGTTACCGCAAAAGACCTAGATGCGCTGGCACTAGAAATTGACCTGTCTTTGCAAGGTCTATCAGATATTATTGAATGGAGCACACTATACGGCACAGCCGATGACCAAGGATTTACAGGCGACCCATATATGTATTCAGGTATTTTAGCTTCCATCTACAATAACGTAGCTTCAACTAATGTTATTGATGGTGGTGGTGATAAAATCACATTAGCAGAATTAGATGCTCTAATTGATGCTATTGATTATCGTGGCACTGATGGAGACCCAAAGTTCTTTATAATGGCTGGCAACATGAAGCAAGTTGTTGATGGTTTGCAAACACAAGTTCAAATGAACATTGAAAGTGCAGAGCTATTTGATGGTAAAGTTACCATGGGAACCTATGATGGACTACCAATTTTTAAAACCAATATGGTTAAACCAGCAACAGGTGCAACAGGAGTGACAGACCTAGCAGCCGCTGAAGGTTCAGATGTATCTTCAGGAGCAACAAATACTGAATATGGATATCGTGTATCTTCAATTACTTTTGAAGGTGAGCAAGTAGCGGTAGCGGAGGCTACTGTTACACCAACAGCAGACTATGACGTAGACCTAACATGGACAGCAGACCCAGATGCGTATGCTTACATGATTTGGCGTGAACCAGCAACAGGCGGTGGACATGTCCTTCGTGACATTATTCCTGCATTCACTTATGATGCAGCAGGTACAGTAAATGGTTCTGTAGAAAGCTATAATGATGCTGATTTCTCAGCAGGTTCAGTAAATGAAAATATACAATGCCTAGAAGCAGGGGAACAAATTATTATTTTAGCCAACGCAAGCAACAGAAATGGTGCATCATATCTTGGTTTGGTTGACAGTATGGGTCAACAAATTGAATCAATGGTTAGTTATGTACCTTTGGCACGCACCAAAGACAGCTATGACTTTATGTTGAAATCATACTTGTGCATGAAAGTGGTGAACCCACTTCTATTCGCAGTATTGAGACACGTAAAGACAGCCTAATCATAGGGTAGAAGAATAAAAACGTAACGAGCTAGAGTTGCTCGTCCTTCGGGGAGGCAGGCACAAGCTCTGTCTCCCCTTAGTTTTAGAGTAGATTAAAGGAGAAATATCATGGAATTTTTCGCAGGTTTTGGGGCAGAACAGCTATTGGTTATGCTAGTAGGAGCACTTATTTCTATTGTACAGGGATTCTTTCCAAGTATCTCTATTCTTGAGTGGCTAAAAGCAAAACTAAAAGTTGAAGATTCTGCAATGGAAATTATCGCAATTGCTTTCTTCATGCTGTTGGCAGCTATTGCATCATGGGTTAGTGGAGAACTAGGAGAAGTTCAGTTTTCACTACAATGGATGCTAGCTAACTTTGCAGTATTTAAATCACTTGCTAAAATGGCTTATGAAATGCTAAAAGAACGTAGCTAAGGAGTAGGTAATGGCTTGGACAATAGCCACTAAACAAGATGTTCTATCCTTATTTACAATAGATGTAGATTCATTAAAAGATGAGTGGAGTGTATTTGCAGAATCATTTCTTCTAAATTATTTGGGGAAAACTTCTGTATCTGACATAACTACCAAGAGTACTTTTGAGGAGAAAAAATCTGGTACAGGCGGAAAGGTGTTACTTTTACAATATCCAATTTCAGACCTTGTATCTATTTCAATAGATGAAGTTTCTCAGGATATAAATAATTATTCAGCAGTTGGGAGAGAACTTATTGCTAAAGAATCTACAACACTGCCTGATGAGTGGACATATTTTCCTGAGGGTAATAGAAACATTGTTGTTACGTATGACTCAAATATACCAGACCAAAAAATTTATACCTTTGCTGTAGTTATGATGATTATAGCACAAATTTTATATGAAGGAAGGAAAGGAGCAGACGCTGATTTAGAATGGGGAACAGTGGCACAAGGGTATGATGGTACTACTGGAAATCAAAGATTTGGATTAATAGGAAACTTAAATGCAATTCTTGATGAGCTTATTGGCAAAAAGGGTAGAGTGAAGATAAGATAATGGCAACATACTCAGAAATAGTTGAAACCATAAGAAACTTTTTAGTAGCTCAGGTTACTGTAATAACAGATGCAACAGCCACTATCTCAGACTTAGACTCTACCGTTACTGAATTATATAAAGATAAGGATACTGATGTTGGAGTAACTATAGATTTTCTTTATACAGAACCACATGCAACCGATAGTGGCAGAGCGATAAGAGACCGCTGGGATACTTATATTGGTGGTATTTTTGTTCAGCAATTTGTAGGAAGAGATGGAACAGAAACCAGCAAGAACGCACTGATTGATTTACTCTATCATGCTTTTGATGGGGGGTCAACAAAGGTTCTGGCAGGTACAGACAAGGTTAGTATTGTACGGGTTGAACGCCCAGACAAAATGGCTATTGGTGAACATGCTTTCTACATAATGCCTTTTACTTTAAAAGTTAATCATGGAGGGAAAGAGTAATGGAAAAGTATAAAATGGTGTGGGGAGATGTTCTTAGGATGTCTACACCTGATTGGAGAATACCACCAAATACATTTAAAGAGGTTGAGTTTTCTCCATTAAAAAAGAAGTATGAAGAAAAATCAAACAATCCTAAGATGCTTCGTGAGGCTCTTATCTGGGCATTTCGGACAGCAACTCACAAGTTTACTGTGAAAAAATGGATATTTGATGTTATTGGTGGAATTCCACAAGAGATGCAAGTATTCCCACAAAAGAGAACTCGTTATGCGATAGCGTTTATAAAGATTGAGGAGCAAGAAGAAATAATTAAAGAAACTGAAGAAGAAGAATCTTCTCCTGAAGAGGATGAAGAGGATATTAAAGAAAAGGAGTATAGCATATGGCAGCAATAATTGGAATTGATGCTGACATCCTATTTGTAAAAAATAGTACAATCAGTTCTCTAACAAAAGGTGGTATTGCCACTGCTTCTATTGGGTCAGGAGGAACAGGTTACTCATTGAATGATGTCCTTACCGTAACAGGTGGGGCATCTCAAGACGAAGCTGCTACTTTCTTGGTGACATCAGAAACAAGTGGTGTGGTAGATGGAATTACAAAAATTTATGAAGGTTCTGGTTATCAAACAACTGATACAGGTATGGCAACTACCGTACTACCAACAGGTGGAACAGGGTGTACCATTGACTGTGATACTATAAATCCGCTAGTGCGTCCTATTTGGAGTACCGATGATACTGAATGGACACTACTAGTTAATGATGGTACATATTCATGGAATCTATTTCCTGAGAGAAATGAGTTCTCAATTAACATTTCTGTTGATATTGCAGAACATAAAGTATTTGTGCAAAGTCCAAGTGATGCTTGGGTTGGAAAAGCAAGACTTTACATGGACTGGTCAGGAAGTATGTCAGGATATTTAGACACCAGCAATGATACTATTTTTGAGGGGATGAAAGAAGGTGAAGATTTATGGGTATTGTTTATTAATAGCAAGACCAATGACGCACCAAACGATGATGAACCCCCAGCACAATATTGGTTGGGTAAAATTATTTTAGGTTCAGTTGATATGTCAACACCTAATGAAGACTATGTAACATTGGATGTAGATTTCTCAGGTAATGGTGAACTGTATCGTTCAGAGATGCCTTACTAATGTAACAAAATAACCTTCTAAATGATTATAGTAAGTGAGAGAAGAAAAATTCTTGAGCACTGTGTTGAGCCGTAGTCATTCGGGAGGGGATAAATAAGCAAATTTAATAGATAGGAGTTAAAACATGGCAGCTATTATAGGAATTGATGCCGATATTCTGTTTGTGCCTGACGAAGATGCATCAGGGGAAACATGCGAATTACCTAAGTGGAACTCAACTACAGGAGCTTGGGATACAACTTATCCTTCTAACTACGATTGGGTTCAGTTCCCAGAAAGAAATGAATTTTCAATTAATATTTCTGTGGATATCGCTGAACACAAAGTGTTTGTAGAAAGCCCTGCGGACGCTTGGGTTGAAAAAGCTAGATTGTATATGGATTGGTCAGGTTCAATGTCTGGATATTTAGACACTAGCAATGACACAATCTTTACTACAATGAAAGATGGGCAAGATGTTTGGATTATCTTTATTAACAGTAAGACAAACGATGCCCCAACTGATGATGCAGAACCCGCACAATATTGGCTAGGAAAAGCAGTTCTTGGTTCTATTGACTCATCAACACCTAATGAGGATTATGTAACATTAGACGTTGATTTTGCTGGAAACGGAGAGTTGTATAGAAGTGAAAAACCTGGGGCTTCTTTCCCATAAATTAAGTAAGAAGTAAATTTAATACCCTACAATAGCTCTAGAATAGTTTAGAGTTGTTGTGGGGTGTTTTTATATATACATATAAGGAGATGAGAAGATGAACGATGAAATTAAAAATGTAGAAATTGAAGAAGAACCAATTATTGATGAAGAGGATTTATTAGAACTTCCTACTGAAGAACTTCATATTGAAGATTCAACAGAAGAAGAAGACGCTGTTCCAAAGACAGTAATGGTTGGTGTAAAAGAATATAATTTATATAAAACTGGTGCAGCTCAAGCTAGACAAGTTTCTAATTTGTTAAACTGGCTTGGTAAATATGGTGCGAAACTTGCTGATACTCTTTCTTCAACAACTATAAATGAAGATGGACAAGAACAGGTAGAAGTAAATATTAGTAATACTTGGGAATTTTTAGGCAATATTGGTGAGTTAGCTACAGAAGATGCCCTAATTGATTTATTCGTAGTTGCTACAGGGTGTTCTTTAAAGGAAGCTGAGGAGTATTTTAATATTTTAACTTTAGTTGATGCTGTTCAAGGATTATTATCACAAGACGTGTATCTAAAAGTGTTTAATCGTTTTTTCTAGAGCAATTCTGCTACAAACATTTTGGCTACTTGATGCACACACTAAGAAAGGCGTATCAGTGGTCAGATAAATATATTTTTGATGTAGTGGAAGACCGTGGAATCGACTGGATTACTGAGCAATATAGATATATAAAAGAAGATGAGCTTCAAAAATGGACTATTATGATGAACATAGTACCGTTTGCTAGAACACCGCTTACTAAAAAAGGCGGTAAAGCTATGGTTGAAGCTGAAAGAAACTTTGGGCAAGCTTTAATGAAAGCTATCACACCATGGAAAAATGCCCATGAAGAGCGCAAGAAGAGATTTGAAAGAAAGTATGGAGTAAAGCCTGGAGAAATTGCTATTGTTTATGGGGCAGGAGAATCTAATATAGCCAAGTCTTTGGCTAACAAAGATACTAAATTAATAAAAGGAAAATAATGGCAAGTAAAAGTAGAAACATTAATGTGAGACTTGTTTTAACTACTGCTGTTCGGGGAGAAGCTTTTGGTGATGTTGTCAAACAACTTAACCGAATGAAGCAAGGAATTGAACAGGGTGGTGATAAATCTGTATACACTAAGAAGAAACTTCAGGATATGCTTCAAACTCTTCAAAAGATTAAAACAGATTCAAGTCAATATAGTAAGTTAATGGCAAACCCAGAAGCAGAAAAAGCTATTGCAAGACTCAATAGTTTGTATAAAAGATTGCGTACAAATATTGAGGGAGCTGCTATGGGCAAAAGAGGAAGTGCATTTCAGATTCCACTAACTGAAGGACAAATTAATAAAACATTAAATGAGCTTCAGGGGTACATAGATGGAGCAAAAGAAGCTAGCAAAGCTTCTGATGTTCTTAGTGGAAAGATTCAGGATATGTTTCAGACCCTTGAAAAAGTTAAAACAAACACAAAACAATATAATAAACTAATGGCAAACCCAAAAGCCCAGAAAGCTATTGAAAGACTTAATGTTTTGTACAAAAAATTGCAAACAAATATTGAGGCAGTTTCTAAAGGTAAAAAGGGAAGTGCAAGGGAAATTCCACTTATCGAAGGGCAAATTAATAAAACAACAAATGAGCTTCAGGGGTACATAGGTGAAGCAGGGAAGGCTGGTTTAGCTTCTACTGCTCTTAGTGGAAAAGTTGAAGCTTTAGCAGGTCAAGGGCTTTCTAAATTAGGCTTGAGTTTTGGAGAAGTAGCAGGTGCAGCAGGGATGACAGCAACAGCCGCAACAGGAGTTGGTTTGGCTATTGTACTTGTAGCTGGGATGGTAGCGTTTGCTGTTAAGCGTATAAAAGTAGCAATTAAGCAAGTTAAAGATTTCAAAAAAAGTTTAATGAAGTTATGGAATGGGTTAAAGAATGCTGTGTCTGGATTCAGGTTACTGTCACAGGGTTTGTTGTCTGTTGCACGTTCTATGACTTTCTTTGTTTCTGCTCCTTTGATAGCATTTTTGAAAGAAGGTGGGGAAGCTGCACTAGGTTTAGAAAGTGCACTTATTCGTGTAGCTAAAGTTACTGGTAAGTTATTCGATAATATGGATGACTTAGGCAAGTATTCAGATAGACTACAAGAATTAGCAGCAGTATCAATATCAAGTGCAGAAGAATTAGCAGGGTTTTCAGAACAACTAGGTCAGATGGGTGTTGCTGATGCAGACGCAATGTATGAGCTAGTAGCTATCATGGATGTAGTTGCTAATGCAACTGATATGGCACAAGACACTATTGCTAGAGACCTTGGAGCTATTTCAAATGCTTTTGGCTACTCAATGGCTGATACAGCAGGAATTGAAAATGCAATTGCTTTTATTGATAGAACTGCTGAAGTTATCAACGCCTTGGAAAACGAAGCTGGTGTTACTGGTGGGGAAGTAGTTGAAATGCTCAAAGACGTTGGTTCGGTATTTGCGGGGCTAACTACAGATGCAAATGAATTGGGAAAAGCATTTGAAATGAATGTTGCCCAAATTGCAGGCTGGGTAACAATAGCTAAAGAAATGGGTATGACAGCGGATGAAGTTGGAACTGCTATGCGTAACCTTCCTAGCTATGTTCTTGATAATGCTGATGCTATTGATAAGTACAATATTTCTAATGAAATGTTTAGTAGTACTCAAGAATTTGTAAATAGTCTTCATAAAGATTTTTACAATACAATGGATGCACTGATTGGAACCCTAGCGGAGGAAGATGAAGCTCTCAAAGCTGTGGCTTTCTCAACTGATTTACTTGGTAGAAGAAGTGGTAGACTTATCCAAAATTTAATTAAAGCTAAAAAAGAAACTAAAACACTTGGTGATGCTTTTGTTAGGTATGACGACATTATGGCTGAAGCTTTAGATGCTTGGGAACACGGTGGCACATTAATGGATGAGTATACTAAAATGACAGAGAGTGTAAACGCTCAACTAAAATTATTAAAAAATAATTTCCAAAATCTTGGAGTAACTATAGGCAAAGATATATTACCTAAATTAAATGGTTTAGTTAAGATAGCTCAATCCGCAACTTTAGCAGTTTCTAATATGTATAAACTTTTAGGGGATGGTACTAAAAAGATTATTGGTAAAGTAATAGCTTTTGCAGCATTATATGGTCCTGTTTCTTGGTTTTTATCACAGACAGTATTTGGTATTTCAATGGTTATTAATGGTTTTATGAGAATGGCATCCATTGTTGGACCTCTGATTGGAATAATTAGTAAATTAGCCATGGGCGTGCTTACACTTAATCCAGTTTTAGTTATGATTGCAGGAACTTTGTATATGTTATTCAGTCAATATACTGGTGGTGTCAGAAATGTTGTTGATACAACTGCAAAAGTATTTTCAGATTTGATTAATAATACTGGTAAAAGTGCCAAGACTCTTATGGAAACATTTGCTGATGGAATTATTGCTGGTGGTAAATTAGTTATAGGGGCTATTAGTGCGGTAGCAAGCACTATAGCCAGTTTCCTAGAAGCACACTCACCACCAGAACAGGGTCCATTATCTAGTATTGATATGTGGGGTTCTGTTTTAATGAACACCTATTTAAAAGGTTTTGCTAAAGCAGACTTTGGAATTTTATCTGATGTTGCTGGGAAAATTGAAGGTATTTTAAGTTCAATTCATTTTACTCCAGCAGGAGATGATGATGATAAAGAAAGAAAGAAAATTGTTAAAGATTTAATTCATTTCAGGGAACAATTTACTAAATTATTAAAAGATTATAGGTCTGGTGTTAAAATATCAGAAAACTATATTGACAATCTAGTTGCTGGTTATGGTTCTAGTGCGGATGAAGTTAAAAAATTAATCACAGCTCACCTAAATTTAGAAAGAGTTCAACGTAGGCTAGCTGATATAGAAAAAGAGCGTTCAGAAATTGATAGAAAATATGAAGAACAAGTAGAGGTTATTCGTTTATCAGGAGCATCTGCTGAAGATATGGTTGAAAGCATTGCATCTGTTACTTATGAAAGAGACCAAAATTTGGGAGCTTTGTCTGAAGAAGAAAAACTTCTTAAGAGAAGAGAAGAAATGTTTGCAGCTCAATTAGATTTGCAACAAGACTTAATGGAAGCCCTTCAAGAACAGTCTGATTTATGGAAAGAGTTATTAACACTTACTACAGGAGGTGGTGGAAAACAAGACTCATCTATAGGAGGGGCTGGGATAATTAATACTACGGGAATAGACGAAATAAAAAGTAAAGCTAAAGAAGCTCAAACAAGATTTATTGATTTGTGGATTGCTGCTGAAAAATTTAGAGTAGTTTTAATGACTGTAGTAGAGTATGCTAAAGATTTATGGAATATTTTATTAGGGAAAGCTTTGCCAGAAGAATCTATCACAGAAAGAATATTAGGTAAATTTGATATGGATACCTATGGCAAAGAATTAATTAGTAAATGGCAAAATATTTTTGGAGAAATAAAAACTACTAGTGATTTGGAAGCATTCTTTTCAGAATATGGAGATAAGATACTAACTGGTTTAACAGAAATGATGCCAGCAGGGGAAGCTAAAACACTTATTAACAACTGGGTAAAAGAACTTATACCAGACGAAGGTTTAATTTCTGAAGAACTGTTAGGTGGAAAACTTATTAGTCCTGAATTTACAATTATGCCTGCGCTTTCTGATATTGAGCTTCCTGACACATCATATTTGCAAACATTCTTAACTCAATTTGAAGAAGATGTCCAACCAATAAGTGATTTGGCAGCAGGATTTGTAGATTCACCTATTATAGAAGGAATGAATACTTTCTTTGGTGCTATTTCGGATGGATTTAATGGAATTCCAGCAGAAGCTGGGCAAGAAAATAATAAATTATATCAAATTGGAGTAAGTATTGGAGAAGTAGCAAAAATAATTTTTGAGCACATGCCAGATTTAGCAGATGCTATTGGTAACCTTGCATTATCTTTAATGAACTTTTATACTTCTTTCTTAGGAATAGAAGATAATGGAAATGCTCTTGCTGCTCTTGATGATATATTAACAAAAATTGAAGATGTTATAACTGCAATATCACGTATGTTTGACGCATACGCAAATTTCTTTGATTATGTTAGAAATCCAACCCCTATTAATATGGAAGCTATTAAGGAAAATGTCCCTGAAGAATACCGTGGTATGTATTTCCGTATGGGCGGAAATCAAGCTATTTCTCATTATGGTTCTGCCCATCAAGGTGGTGGTTGGGTGTCTACTGGAATACCAACAAAAGTTGGTGAGGCTGGAGCAGAGCTATTCAGTCCACCTTATAGGGGTAAAATTACTTCTCACTCTCTAACTACAAAAATGATGCATGACTTGGAAGGAGTGAAAGCGGGGGGGATTAATATTAATATTGATAGCCCAATAATAAGAGATGAACAAGATATTGACCAACTTGTTGATATACTTATGTATAGAATAGCGCAGGAAATCTAATAATGGAAGGAGATATAGAATGAGTTTCATTTTAAAAATTTCAAATGGAAATACAGAAGTAGACATGCTTTCTGTAAATTATTCATTGGTTGAGGGGGGCTTAAGACTACCCTCTCCGAGATATAATAAAGTTTCCCATGCCCCGTTGATAGGAGTCCATGGTAATAAATATAATCAAATTGAATTTCAAAATAGAATGATTGATGTGCAGATTGATGTTCACGGGTCTGATTATCAAACTATAATGACAAATGTAAATACTTTATCAAAACTAATCAATGAAGCTAACTCAGGCGGTAATGTTGATTTGGTTATTCAAGTACAAGATAGTGATATAAGTTACTTGAAAATTTTAAGTGGTTCCTTATCACTACCTGACCAGATGTTTAGTTTAGAGGGAGTTCACTGGTATGATGGTGAGGTATATTCATTAAATAATATTAAGATGAAATTAGAAACTGCACCATTTTTTACAGATTATGCTTCTTATGAAAAAGAGGGGGATGTTGCAAGAGTAGTTGACACTACCATAGATAATGGGGACACTGTTTCAATAACAGATATAGCTGGGGATATCACAACAGAAACAATCCTGGAATTCATAGGGGCTTACTCTAACGGGATTCAGAAGATATATATAGGTACAGGTACACATTCTCTTGAAACAACTCTTACTAATGACATAGATAGTACACAAACAACAATTGAAGTTGATGAGGATTATACTGGTAGATTATTAGTTCCATTCTATATTGATATTGATGGTGAAGAAACAGGTGCAGAAGTAACTAGCATAGATGGGTCAACATGGACTATTGTAAGAGGCTCTGGTAACGTAGCACAAAGTGCAGGAGACCCAGTAGTTATACAAACTCTTTATGATTTAGATTTGGATGATGGTTTGTCTTATTGTAATACATCAAATATGCGTACTGGTGTTGTGGACTCAATGTCTATTAATACTAATGGTACTGATTACGTAGTAAATCAAATTATTACTTTAACTGGAGATGGGGACGGTAACTGTAAAGCTCGTATTCTTTCTGTAACTGATACTGGTGCTATATCTACGTGGGAAATTACAGATGGGGGCAGTGGATATACAGGCTCAGACACAAATGTTTCTATTGATGATGGCACCGCTACATTCGATATTGATGAAGTAACTAGTGTATCAGAATCTGTTATATCTTCCACATCTGATGACTTAGGAAGTAACTATATGGATATTGATGTTTCTGGGCAAGGAATACATGACCTAGTAGAGTGGACACTGGACAGACACTATGTAGCAACAATTAACCAAAGGGTTCGTTTTGTTGGGAAAGAAGCTCAATCTGCTAATGGCTGGAATACAAGTTTAAACTACAGAATTAAAGTAGGATATAGAACAGACAATGATAATAGCTTTATAGAATTAGATAAGACAGATTGGAAGACACCAAATATTAATACAAATGCATTGTTTGATTTTGGTTCTGTAATGATACCTCCTTCTGGTTCTGTTGAGAGTGCTCCAGATTTAACTATCATATTACAAGTACAAATAAAACCAGATGATGTTTATGATAGTAACTTAGACATTATTGTGTATAATTTAAACATAGATTTTATAAAGATGATACCAGTAGGTAATGGATTTAGATACATAAATTGTGGTGTAATGCCCTTTTTTATCAATGATAAATTAGTAGACGATAGTAGAAAAATAGCTCCATATGTACAGGAATATTCTTCATCTTTCTTGGGTGAGGTTTCTGTTGATGGTATTATGCCTCCAACTAGGCTAGTGCCAACAAATTCTGGAAACTCTTTGCACTTTTTATTTGAAGACGGTGGTGGAACAGCTTCAATGAATATGACAATGGATGTAGAAGTAGGCATAATAGGAAACTATCTAGGTTTAGTTGATTAATATGATAATGATTAGTGAAGTGTGGGGGCATATATAATGTTCAGCGTGTGTATTTACGACAATTATGATGAGGATAATTTAATAGTAAATCATCTTAGAAATGATGTATCATTTCAAACAGATATAGAGGGGGGGTTTACGACAGCCAAGTTTACTATACCCTATAACAATAATATTTCAATAAATTACTGGATTGAAAAACATGTAGTCATATTTGATTTATATGGTGATAGAGTTTACGAAGGTTTTATATCTCAACCAATTATTTCTGGGGAAGATATACAAATAAAGGCAGATGGATATTACTTGAAAGGAGAAAAAATATCTGCGGGACCAATGTATTTTTCTGGACAACTTGAAGGTGCTCTCGTTAGTGTAGCTGTAGATACAGCAGGAACAGGGTATGAAGTGGATGATATACTAACTGCAACCACGGGGGGAAATGGTGGTTCAGTTAGGGTTGATAAAGTAAATGACCAAGGTGAAGTTGAGGAAATATTAATTAATACTTACGGGTATGGATATGCGGTGGGTACAAGTGCTGTTACGGGCGGAGCAGGCTCAGGTTTTGTGTTAGATATTACTTCTGTTGAGACAGGCTCTACTGCATATAATATTGCAAGATTTATGGCAGACCTTAATCCATATTGGCAAGATGATTATTCTAGAATAGAAAAACTAGATAGACTTCCAATTGGACCATTCACTTTTACAAGAAAGGATAAAATTAGTGGAGCTTTAAAAGAGTCAATGAAGTTTGGATATTTAGATACGGAAAACTATACAACAGACAAAAGAAGAGCTTTTTTCTATGTAATTTATGATAATAGAATATTGGAGTTAAAAAGAGTTCCAGATATAACAATAGATGAACCAGATTGGGAAATTTCAATACATAATATAGTTGGGAAACAACCAATGAAAATGAATATTAGTGCAAAGGATATAATAAACCAAGTGTGGGTTGAGTATAATGACCCAGACCTTTCTGGAAATACGTTTACTCTTGGTTCAAAAGACAGAGATAGTATTGAAAAATATGGACTAAGGCAAGGTGTTGTATCAATCGGGCAAGGAACATCTGATATAGCTGATATTGTGGAAGAACTTGTTATGGAACATAAAGTAAATCCAACATATTCTTCTACTTTGAGCATAGTAGGAAAAATATATACTAAGTTTGGCGTGCCTACTCCTGTGTGGAAAATTCGTGCAGGAGATTTAATACGCATAACAGATTTTGATATTGGTCTTGAAGGTATGAGTGGGGATAGACTAGCTTCTATTTCGTTTGTTGCTAAAACAAACTATAACCACAAAAGTAGAACAATGAATATTACTTTAGGTTCTGGGGAAAGATTAGATATTTTATTGAAGAGGCTTGGTGTGTAAGGATAGGAGCATAAAGAATGACATT